AGGAGTGTAACTCTGTCCAGACGTTTGTTGACTTGATGTGTCAACTGGGTCAGTTTGAGGGATATTACTTGTATCAGGCTGACTCGTTGTAGTGGTGTTGGAAACATTTGTTTGTACCGATGAAGAAACTGTTGTATAAGAAGTAGATGTTGCCTCTATTGTTCTAGAAGTTCTACTTTCTTGTGGTGTATCATATATTATAGCATGAGGTGCGGTGGTATGTGCAACCCCAACCATCTTTGCACCAGTTGTTGGATGAACATGGAATGGTCCGTAATATGGTTCTCCATTGACAAATCCAACAATACCAGCGTTACGAGGAGTAATACAATCAATTACCTGTTTAACTTCACCTTGATAATCTGGTCTTGGTAATAATTGACCTTTTATAATTGCTCCTCTTCCTGTTGTTGTTAAAATTGACAATTCTGGTAGAGTTGAGAATGTCTGTACATTATTAATTGAAGGGTTAGGTGGAATTACATTTAGTATTCTACCACTCTCATCTATGAATTTCTCATATATGTTACCTTTATTATCAATAACAATGTCTTCTTCTTTATAATTTTGACCAGGATTTACTACAACAACATGGTCAACAGGATACTGCCCACCACTATTATCATCTTCTTCAGGTTCAATCACTGGATAATTTTCACCAGCACTTATAATATAAACATCAGTAACTTGTTCAAAGGTAGGTGATGAAGGATCATAATCAATAACTGCCCTTGCGTGTGCACCGAAACCCCTTCTACAAGTATCTGTAATTTCAACAAATGGTGCAGATTTATAACCAGAACCTGAATTTTTAACTCTCATACCAATAAGACTAGCAGTTTGAACTGCAAAAGTATCACTAACTAATGCACCTAATATAGGTGATACTTGTGCACCTTGTCCACCACCACCAAATAAATTTACTTTTATTCCAGAGCAATTAAGTGGTGGTCCTGTGTAGCAATCACTCAATTGACTACTAAAACCTGGTGTGCTTACATCAGGTCTCATAAAATCAAAAAACCCAAGATTCCCTAAAACTCCACCAGGACTTTCTGCTGCCTCTTTTAATTCTTGTGCTGCATTTGCAATACTTAAAATTTGTCCAGCAATATTCTCTAAACCAGCAGATATAGGTCCCAATCCAATTAACCATTTGTTAGTTTTTGAATCTAAATCAGCATCTGGGATATCACAAGCACTAAAAACACTTGCCAACCCTAATATTCCCTCTGCCTTATTTCTAAGTAAACCTTCTATATCTCCGCTTGGAAAAATATTTGCAACACCTTTTATAACGTCAGATAATTCTGTATTAATTCCTTTTATTACATCGTTAAATATTGCACCGATAAATTGATCTCCAATACAATCTGTAAAATTCTGAACATTATTAGTGAAATCCGTGAGTAAATTTGTAACATCTCCTAATAACTTGTCGGTAATATTTTTCACTATACAAGGCATTTGGTCTTGAATTTTAAGAACGTTTGGAATTTCTGCAACCTGTATTGCTGTCGCTGCCTTTTTAGCCAGTGCTATATTTCCTGTCTTACTTAAAACATCACTAAATTTATTTTTGTATATATTCTTCAATCCACCATTCAACTGAGGTGCTAATTCATCAAAAGTCGTATTCACCATATCTTTTATAATAGGTTTTGTTGACGAAACTATACTTTTTGAAACAGAACTTATTTCTTTAAACTTATCTTTTGGTATTGCATTTTGTATATCTCCCAATCCATTTTTTAATTTATTTTTAATGCCATTTGTTACTTTAGTATTCTTATTTGCACCTGCCAAACCACTTGCTAAAACCACTTCTTTACCAATATCTTTAAATGCCTGAACTTCAGGAAAACCATACTTTCTTTTCAATCCTTCAACTATATCCTTTGTATCATTAAGACCTGTTTGCAATTTACCAGAATTAAGCACATTTTGTAATTCTGTAGATGCACTTGACAAACTTTGTTGTAATTCACCTGAATCTACAAGTTGTTTAAGTTGTGCCTCTCCTTTCTCTAATTTTTCATTTAGGTCTTCAATAATTTCTTTTGTAGCAAATCTAGGTGATTTTTGACTAGATTGATTGGAATCTCCTCCCTCATTTTTTGCAATGAAATCAGGGTTTGGTTTGATTTTACTTGTATATCCTGTAAATGGTTCAAAAGGTGAAGAATACTCACTTGTTCCACCATAATAATCTGGAGTATTTGCAAACATTCCCAAAATTACTGGCAACTGTGCGTCATCACCATCTAAAAAGAATCCCATCACAATATCACCAGGTGAAATACGAAGTGACCTTGCACGATTTGCTTTTCCCGAACCTCCTTGAGGTGACAATAATACTTGTGCCCAAGGTAAATCATCATTTGCTAGTTCGATTTCATTGGGGGGATGGTATCCATAAATTCTTACCTTAACCCTGCTACCCCAAGTGTTCCCTATTTGATTAATTTGATCTCCTTGTGCATCTTCTGGTGCAACTTGACCAATCCACCATCGGAACCCATCCTTGCCTAAAAAATTAGTTTTGAGTAAATTATTTTCTATCATTTTCTGCCTGATGAATCTCTAACTATTTTTAATTTTGTATAAGAACCTTTATTGTCAAAGTAGTGTGCTAACTCTCTTATCATATATAGACCACTTGATTGATCATCAGGACTCTTTTTCTTTGATCGATCAATACTTGGAAATATGCATCTTATAATATCACCAGCGTTTAGATTAGTATTAAGTGGCACAGTTATTTCCACTATTTGTGACATTAACTGACCATATCTCATCATCGATTGTGCTTGAGTTTTTGCAGGATCTGCATTTATTTCAATAGGATCATTCCACCCCTTATCGGTTGTTGCTTTTTCAATGGTTCCAACATCTAACATTCCAACAAAAATACGAGTTGGTAAATCTCCCAAAAATTTATCATCATCAATAGTAGGTAAAGTTATTTGCTCATCACCTAAATTATTAATACCATCCTCACCGATATAATCTGATGATTTAAAATGTCTTATATCTGGTTTGAATGATACAGGATTTATATAAAACCTCTCACTACTATATGCTCCTCTTTGCAATTTACCCATCAAATCTTGATTTCTATCAATAGAATATTTGATAATCTTAAAATCTTTACTAGGATCATCAAACTTGACAACACCAGGACTATATGTATAATCTTGTTCAAAAGGTTCTTGATTTATTAGATTATCTATTGACCTAAAATTAAATCCATCTTGTGTTTCATAAAATAAAAATCCTGCAGTGCTATCCCTACCAGGTCCAACATAACCAACAGATTTAGATGCTAACCAAGTAATAATTGAAAAAGGTTTTTTTAAATTACCTATAAATCCATACTTGTTTATTGTCTTATCTATTTCACCAATTTTATCTGATTTTAAATAGTCAGTTAAAATGTCTTGTACAGATTCAGAAATATTTTGTGATGTTGGAAATTTTCGACCTACTCTAACTGTTTGGTTAGTAATTGCTTCCCTAGATACTAAATTAAGAGTGAATAATTCTTTTTCAGCATCAACAGAAACATTTTTTATAGAGGCGACGTAAAAATATTGAGTAGTATTTTTTGAAAAATCTAATCCATTATTTTTCTTACTATTACCAGCGATTTTAATTATGACTCTCTCTCCACCTCTTAATGGTAATCCATTATATATCCCCTGCATCTTACCATTTTCCCCACGAATAGTTCCTCCAGTGTTAACAACTATGACTGTTGCTGTAACTGATGGTGCTAGAATATTTTCATAGTATACAAATCCAACAACACCTTGTCGTATATCAACCGTTCTAGTGCCATCTGCTGATTCTACTATAAATTTTTCGTAAATTGATGCGTCTACTGCTGCCATTTAAGTTTCCAATATTAAAGTTTGTATCTTATTCATTGTGTTATCAGATTTTTTGAAGTCTTGTATATCTGTACTTCCACCACTACTGCTCATTGTAGAGGAACCTGAAGATGACGAACCTGCACCTGAAAAAATAATTGTTGGTCTATCTGTTTTATTTGTCATTTCTAAATTGTTTGTTGCTCTGGAAATTGGAACAATAGCTCCAGATTTTCTCAAGACTCCTGATATCATATTAAATGCTTCAATATAACCTTCATCACCAGGATTGTAAGTTTTATCTCCATCAGGAGTAGCTATTGTAATTGGTCTACCAGTTCCACCATATTTTTTCTGTAGTATTAGTTCATTTCTACGCTTGTTGAACTCATTTATCCTTTCATTTCCAGTATCAGTCGATCTTATAGTAAAATCTTCTTTCATTGATACTTGAGCAGGATCAACTTTTTTATACCCTATTATTCTACCACGTTTATTGATGATTGGCTCACCCTTCTCACCAACAATTTCATCTTCCTGAATTTCTTCTTCTTTTTCATCAACCTTTGATTTATTATTATCTGTTTCAACATTCTGACTCTTCGCATTTGCAGCAGCAACCTCTCCTCCACCACCAGATCCACCAGATGCACCACTACCAATACCATCAGTTGTTGCCTCTATATTTTTACCTAATTCTTTAGTTTGTTCATCTCCGTCAACATTTCCTATTTTTTCTCCAGTTGTTGTAAATTTATCAATTGCTTCTTCTATTTTTTTATTAGTTTCATCATCAGCTATTTTAATTTCTTCCCCTTCTACTGTATTATTCATTCCTTCAACATTTGATGCATCACCAAAGTTAATTCCTGTAGCTGATACTATCTCATTTGATATATTTTCCTGTCCCTCTCCTTCTTGCTCATTTCCTTCTCCATCACCTCTCATTTGTTGTTCTAGTTCTTCAGGATATATAAGTTCATTAGTATTTGGATCAAGGTCTGGGTTATCTTTGTATACCTTTTCAAAACTATCATTTACCTCTCTTGTAGCAAAGAAAAGTTCCTGATCTAATTTTTGTCCTATATTCGCAGCTTTTTCAAGTTCCTTATCAGATTCATTTTTAAAATTAACAAAATCAAATTTTGGGAATGAATCAAGAGCTGATTTTATTCCATCACCAATTGTACCCAGAAAATCTCTTACACCATCAATAAAACCAGTTAAAAACCCCGTTGCTCTTTTAATTAAATTTATTACATTACCTATTGCTTTCAAAATACCTGGCAATCTATTTACAAACCACCCAATTAAAATTATTCCAAAGAAATCTAATATTCTACCTAAAAATCCCTTTGTGCTTTTTGCAGTTAGAGTTCCCTCTCTTTTTGTTATACCCGTGGTGCTTGACGCTTCTAATTCATCCTCTCTTTGCTTTCTTCTTATATTCTCCCTTCTCTTTCTAAAATATTCATTATCTTTTGCAATCGTGCTCCTCTCAAAGAGATTTCTTTCCTTTGTGGATTTTACGATTCCTCTTGCAATAGTATTTGATCTTTGCAAGCTTTTCGTAAACTGCGAAGCAGTACGTCGAATAGAATTAATACTAATCGAAGATCTTAATAGTGATTCTCTTTGTTTTTCTGCCATTATGTGATATTAAAAGTTGCCTCTGCTACAATTGAACTATTATCATTTGGATTAGATGATTCTATATTTGGAGTATTATCTATACCACTACCTTTAGAAGCACTCGCTCCAGTGGCATTTTTTGATTTCCTACTAACCGTTGCATCTACTATATTTGCGACATTAGAATCCATCGCTAATTTATCACCATTGTTAGATGTTTTAAACGGGACTACTTCACCACTACCAATAGTTACACCCTCTGCTGATAAGATTGAACCATCATTATTAGGAACGACACTTTCATCTTCTGGTGCATCTTTGTACCCAATAATTCTTCCTCTCTTATTCTTTATTGCTATCTTGCCTGGTTTCTCACCTTTGCCACTAGGTTTTGTTAAACCACCAACTAAAGTTTCAGTTTGATTCCTCATATTTGTTCGTAATTTATCAATATCTACTATACCACCAGTTATTGCCTTAAGAGCACCAGGGAAGAAATATCCAAGCGTTCCTACTATTGTACCAAGACCAGCACCTGCTTTTGCACCTAAAATACCAAGAGCAGCAGAACCAATCGGTCCTCCAGCGAAAAATCCTGCAGCTGCTCCTATTCCAGCACCTATTTTACCAAATAATAATGAAGTTCCTTTTACAAGTGCAAGATAGAGTCCAATATCAACAGCAAGTTTTCCAAGTGATATTGCTATTGATTGAAACTTCGTCAAACCTTTATCCCTCATCTTATTATAATCGGTAAACACTTGAAATGCTTTTTCAACCACTATAATTGCGTTAAAAAACTTACTTATCCAACCGACTTTGGCTACATTTGCAGTTTTTGGATCAAAAGGTTTTCTTCCACCCTTAAATAGTTCACCCACTACTGGAATTGATTTTAAAAATTTAAGAATTCTACCTTGTAATGTGGCTAATAACGCTGCACCTGGTATTTTTAATGAACTAAAAGGTATTCCTCTCAACCCAATCTTACCTAACCCACTTCGGATAAAATTGAAAAATTTGCTAACGTTATTTCTTATAATAGAACCTAAAAAACCAAATCCTTTAAAGAGAGATCCACCAAATGTAAATATTATGAGTTTTCTACTTAAATTACCTATAGCGGTTAAAACTTTACCAAAACCGACTGTTAGACCTAAAACAAGTCCACCCATTAATAATAAATCCTTTAAGAATCTATCTTTAAGTTTTTTAAGTGCTTCAAGATTTCCCTCTGATGTAAATTGCAAAAATCTAAGTGCTTGAACCGTCAACCAACCACCAGCAAGAAATAATAATGAATCTGTTAATCTACCTAAAATATTCCTTCCAACTTGAGCAACTCTTCTCACTGGAGTAAGCAAAGCAAACTGAATTTTCTTTTCTAATTCACTCTCTTTTCCTTCCCTTAAACCCTCTTCAGCTAATTGTGCTTCTCTCTTTCTTTTTGCTATTTCTTTATTTTTTTCTATTTCATCACTTATTGCTAAATTATCTTTTATTGCAATTAATGATGTATTCAAACTTCCAACTGATTCAGAAATACCACTTAATTGTGTAGATATGGATGTTAATGTAAGTGAATTTTGATTTAATAAATTTGTTGTTTGTGGATCTGAAACAGGAGGTGGAACAGCACGGCCTGAAAAGACACTAGAAGATACGCTCCTTCTAATACCTTGAAGTCCCCCTGCTATTGGTGATGATAACCCTTGTTCCTCATCCATTATTTTGTTGTTGTGCTTTTAAGTTTTCTTCCTCAACATATTGTTGTAAGAGTGAAACATAAATTTCTCTCTCCCACGGAATCATATTCTCAAGTTCAGTTAAACTATATTTATGGTGCTGCATCATGGCAAAATTTAATTTATAGTATGACACTAAATCCTCGTGTGCCATACTTATCCGAAAAAACTCTGCAGCCCCTCAATTATAATCTCATTTTCTTTTTTTGTATTAGGATTGATCACCTTGACAGTATGAGATAATTTTGGCATTGTCTCAAAGAACTTTTCAACTTTTTTAAATTGATTTGAATTTAAAGATTCAACGAACGATGTTAATTCCTTTTTGGTACATTCTTCAGATGCCCAAGATTCATCATCAGAATAAACTTGATCAATACAAGATGCAATCAAATCAAAAGTATCATCAACACTCATTTCATCAAGAGATCCAAAATTATTCTTGATAAATTCAGTCAGAGATGGATATTTCATTCTTAATGTATAAACATCATCTAGTACAATATCAGGTGAGTGATCTTCATCTTTTTGAACTTTTATACTATCAATATTAATTGATGTTGGTACTTGTGTTTTGCCATCGTCAGGACAAGTAACCATCACTTCAATTTGTTCACCGACAGATTTACCACGAATATTTAAAAACAAATATTCAATGTCAAATGTCGAAAGTCTATCAACTTTGATTCCCTTGGATAATATACATTTTGAAATAACATCTTTTACAGCTCTTGCGATCTGTTTTGTGTCTTGAGACTCCATTGCAACAATGAGAATCTTTTCTTCCTTGACAAGAAAGGGTCTATATTTAATTTTTCTATCTGATGAAGGAAGAGTCAACTCATAGGTTGGAGTTGAAATGGTTGGTAAAGGCATAATAATTACTACACTTCAGTTAAAATTATTTATAGTGGTTTTCAAAAGGTTATTTGATTAAGAAATATTGTATAAGAATTCCTCTGGTATTCCTTTAAGTGTTGAATTTGAACCAGTTCTTGTTCCTGTTATACCACGAGTACCATCACTTCTAGTACCCATATCAAATCCAAATTGTGTGTTTTGATTTAGTAAGGGTAATCCAGTCAATATTTCGTTTAATTGATTAGTATTATTATAATCAATATTTCCATTTCCTGCCAAACCACGAGTATTATTAAAATTCAAACCCAAAGCTCTCGCAAGTGAATTTGATTCACCACAAATATATCTGTCATAAGAAAACGTCGCAGTTGCCTTTAATACCTGTGAGTTTTGATATGAAACTCTTGTAGAATTAAGTGACAAAGGAAATAATCCTACGAAACGATATTCTAAAAATTGAAAATGATTTTTTTCAAATTTAACAACTCTAGTATCATTTGATTTATAATCACTTGGATATGCCATTCTAAAGTGATAAGAATCCATAGATGGATCCGCACCTGATTGTCCTGAAATATATTCCATCCAATGCTCTAAAAATTTCAATGTTTTATATTCATTATCAATCATAAAGTCAAAATTTATTTGAGTAAAGTTACGAGTATGTGCAAACTTTTCAATTAAACCTTGAGAATCACCAGCAGTGTTTACTGCTGCCATTGCACTACCAGGCAGAACAGCATCACTACATAATAAACCTACATTATCCGAAATGAAACGATCATTTATTCCCTTCTTCCTCATATGAGTTCGCAAACTACTTCTAGGTAGAACAAATTTGACAAGAAATTGCGATGTTTGTGCTACATTCTGAATCTTTGGTAGTATGTCTGATATGCTTCTTGGTCTTGGTGCTGGCACTCTAAATACTTCTATAGTATAGTTATTTAGATGGCTTATAGGGGAAAATACTATCCATCCTTTCCTAGAAAGTACAAAGGTGATCCAACTAATATTATTTACAGGTCACTTTGGGAGAGAAAGTTTATGGTGTATTGTGATAAAAATGCAAAAATTTTAGAATGGGGAAGTGAAGAAATAGCATTACCTTACATATCTCCTCACGATAGTCGTGTGCACCGTTACTTTCCAGATTTTTATATTAAGGTTCAAGAGAATACAGGTAAAATTAAAAGATATCTGATTGAAGTCAAACCATTGAATCAGACAACAAAACCTAAAAAACCAAAAAGACAAACGAAGGGTTACATTCGTGAAGCATTTGAATATGCAAGAAACCAAGCAAAATGGAAAGCTGCAAGGGAGTATTGTGCTGATCGTATGTGGGAGTTTAAAGTTATCACAGAAAAAGAGTTAGACATATGAGTCGTATAGATCCTATTATGAAAAATCTAATAGGTAACGAAAGTGCCGATGATTTAGCAACAGAAATTTTAGATGTGTTGACTGAAGGAAGTAATGTTCCTCAAGCAGGTAATTTTTATGTTTTTGTATATCGTGCAAAAACACCTGGCATTGCATATGATTCACATCCACTTGTTGCTGTAACTGATGTTTTTCAATGGGGATTTAAAGGATTAAACTATCACTGGGGAGAAATGAGGCAATATACCTTTCAAGAAGTAGTTGGAGGACTATATCAAATAGATGAAATGGAGTTAAGGGATTTAAGAACTCTACCTTTTGTCAAAATCATACTAAATAGTTAAAAAAAATTATATATGCCGAATTATCCTGCCGATTATAAAGAAACTGAAGCGAGAGAATTTAATCCTGAAACAAATTCAGGTGTTAAATTAATTCAAGGTACAACAAAAAAGAAAGTTTCAGAAACATTAAGAGGTAAACCACATCAGTTCCAAGATGCTTATATGTCATATCCTGTTGCAAGAACAATGCAGGAAAAAACAGGTGATACTTTAAGAATAAAATGTGTAGAATATGTTGCTCCTGATGAAGCTGATGGAGTTTTTGGTTTACATTTAGAAAATCCATTAATAGATGTTGATCGTGGAGGAAAAACACCTAGTAGAGAAGCTAATACAACTAAACTTCGTAAAGAATTAAAAGCTGCTGGTATTAAAAACCCAGAAACTGGAAAGTTCTTTGAGAAACCTGGTTTCAGAGCAGAATTTACTGATGCAAATACAAGAATAAAAAATAATACTACAACAAAATATAACATTGAGTTGCCAATGCCACAAGAATTAAATGATTCAAACAGTGTAACTTGGGGTGATGATAGAATGAACGCACTTGAATTAGCTGGATTAGCGATGGCACAGAAAATTATGGAAGAGGGTGGAGTAAATGCCATACAAGACTCTCAAGCAGCAATTCGTGCTATGCTATCAGGTGTTGAATTACCAAATATTAACCCCCAGACTACAAATGCAATTCGTGCAGCAATTTCTGGTGCTGCTATTGGTGCTCTTGGTTCAAATGTAACAGCAAATAGTGTAATCGGTAGATCAACTGGTCAAATATTAAATAGTAATCTTGAATTATTATTTCAAGGAATGAATTTAAGGTCTTTTCCATATAGTATTACATTTTCTCCAAGATCAATTAGAGAAGCACAAGTCGTCAAAGCAATAATTCGTTCATTAAAACAATCAATGGCACCAAAAGCAGGTGAATATAATGGAAGTGCTCAAGGTATTTTCTTAAAATCTCCAGATTTGTTTCAATTAGAATTTCTAAAAGATGGAGACCCTCATCCATTTTTAAATAGATTTAAATTAACTGCTTTAACTGGAATGGCAGTGAATTATACTAATTCTGGTACTTACGCATCATATGAAGATGGTACACCTGTAAATTTAAGAATGGATCTAACATTTAAAGAAATTAACCCAATTTACTTTGAAGATTACTTACCTGGTAATGGTGGAGATGGAGGTGTAGGATACTAATGGGATATTTTAATGAACTTCCTAACATAGCATATCAATCACCACTGTCTCATAAAAATTCATCTGCTGATTATATTGTTATAAAGAATTTATTCCGTAGGACAAAATTAGCAGATTATATAAGAAATGCTGCTTCTGTATTTAATAAATTTGTAATTGGAGAAGGTGATCGCCCTGATACAGTTGCAGAGGCACTGTATGGTGATGCAAGATTAGATTATGTTGTTATTTTAGTAGCTGGTATTACAAATATAAATCATCAATGGCCATTGCAAGATTATCAAGTTTATGATTATGCTTTAAGTAAATATGGTGATGAAGCAACGATGAGTCAAATTCATCATTATGAAACTTTTGAAATAAGGGATGAGCAAAATCGTCAAATATTACCACCAAATCTTATTGTTGATGCTAATTTTAAAATAGATGGAACAATACATAAATATCCTAACACAACAAGATATACATTAAGGTCACAAGCAGGATTTACTCAACTTGACGATAAAGATGAATTTACAGTAGCAACTGATAATATTGCTCGTGCAGTGACAAATTTAGAATTTGAACACACTGAAAACGAAAAGAAAAGAGAAATAGATGTGTTAAAAAATGGTTACTTAAGCACATTTATCAATGACTTGAGGGATATCACTAGATACGATAAGAGTTCGAGTTATGTTACTTCTAGTTTAGCTGTGTCAGAAAACACTAATTCTGTAAATCCATAAAAAAAGGAGTCCGAAGACCCCTACTTAAATATTAGATTAATCCAAGCTGCAATTACTAAAAGAGTAAGGCAGATTTGATTATATTTCATTATTCCTCTGCAAGTTTAGCAAAGTAGGATAATGCATCATCCTCTTCTTCTGCTACCGCAGGAGTTGGTTTTGATACAGCAGCAGTTACTAACTCTTCTGCTTCTCCACGATCAATATCCTCTTCTTCAAACTG